CGCCTGGTGTTACAGCGGTTCCTGCGCTGCTGGATATTCGCGACAAGAACATCTACATGGGACCCGAGGTTGGGAAGCGGTTAGCGGCCGAAGCCGAGCGGGCAGCCCGGGCCGCCACCGGCGCCGAGAAGGAGCCCATGGCCTACACCGACATCAGCGGTGGCACCAGCACCACCTTCAGTTTTGTAGCCGACGATCCCGAGGCGCTGTTGGCCAAGGGCACAGGCCGCACCAATGCCCCGAGCCACTATGCTGGAATTCACGACAACCCGACCATCCCCACGGCGCAAGAAGGAGCGAGCGGTGGAGGACCAGGGGGCAAGGTGACTGCTGCTGACTACGATGCCTATTTGGCGCAACGGGATGCTGTGATATCCATGCCGTCGCAACCGCCGCCTGGGGCCGGACCGCCTCCGCCACAAAAAATATAGTAGGGGGCGGTGCCCCCTTACGATCCCCCTCCTATCGGCCTTGCGGGCCGAAAGCCTCTGTAAGACGGAATGGTGGTGAATAGGAAAGCGCTTAGGCAGTCGCATGGGATGGGTTCTGACGGATCGTAAGGGGGGTGGTCTGTCTCCTACTGCGCCTGGAACAGTCTTAGACAACCGCCGCCGAATTCAAGACAATGGCGTCACTTCTCGGAGCTTTCAATGCACAGCTAGTCAAGTTCATCGAAGACATTTCTAATGTTCTCAAGCCGGAAGATGCGGCCGAAGCCCGTCGTGGAGTCAAGGCACTCAAGCTGACTCTCAATCTCACTCCGGCTATTGCCGTTCGAGTATGGCTGGACTACGCCCGACGGTACGCTCGGGACATCGAAACCGGCGACATCGATAATTTCATTCGCCGAAACTACAAGGATGATCTCAAGGAGCAAGATGCTTCATGGCTGGATGCCTGCGAACGCATCCGCAAGTGCGCCATCTACCTTTCGCCCAGCAACCAAGATAAGACGATGAAGTATGTGCAACTGCTGACGAAATTGGCAAACATGTACCAGGCCGAAAAGGCTGCCGTACCGCCGAGTTCGAAATGGACTTAGGATGCCTCATCTGCGGTTAGGTAATGCCGAACGAAGTAGATGCTTCCCAAGAAACATCCGCATCTCCAACAGCATTTGTAGCAGGAGCAGATGCAGGGGCAGCAGCGACAGAGGCAGAGACAGGGGAGCATGCACTGATGGACCTGGTGAGAAACTTTGTAACTGACTTGGTGCCAACCTTTCCCGAACTCGCCGAGACATTGAGGCCAATCCCCGAGCTGACCGAAGAGCAATTCATCACCGTCACCGCCCCTCACTACGCCAAATCATTCTTCTACCTCTTGCAGAAGAACGAGGCCGTCTTTGCAGAGGCGAACAAGCCGCTGGGTTTCCTGCCTGGTGTGGACTTTCGGAAGATCTGGGAGATCGCACGGGAACTGTCCGAAGGTACCCGCGAGGCGTTGTGGCGGCACCTTCAGCTGGTCATGTTCAACCTCATCCCCAAGATTAGCGACAAGTCCCAATTTGGTGACAGCGCTTCGCTCTTCGAGGCCATCACTCCAGAACAACTGCAAGAGGAACTGGAGGCGGCGTTTGCGGATCTGGACACGGGCGAGGAGACCACCCCCGAAGAGGCCGAGGCGGCCGCCAGTCAGTTCACCGAACACATCTCGGGGCTAATGGGCGGAAACCTAGGAAGGCTCGCAACCGAAATTGCCGAAGAGGTAGGCGGCGAACTGGGGCTCACCCGCAACGCCACCCAAAAGGAGGTGATGCAGCTGCTGAAGGATCCAATGCGGATGATCAAGTTGGTCAAGAAGATTGGCGCAAAGCTCCAGGAGAAGATCGCATCGGGAGAGGTGAAAGAGAGTGAGCTGTTGGAGGAGGCGGCGGAGGTGGTGGGGAAGCTCAAGGAGGTGCCCGGGGCGGAACGGCTGCGGCAGATGTTTGGTGGGGCAGCCGGGAGCAAGGCGTCGCAGGCAGCCACAAAGGCGGCACTCAACCAACGCATTGGCAAGGCCAAAACCCGAGAACGGTTACAGGCCAAGCTTGCCGCAAAGCGGGCCGAGATGGCAGCAGCGGTTGCCGCCGCTGACGGGGATGCAAGAGGAGGGGGTGGGGTGGTGGCTGAAGGCGGCGGTCCGGGGACGGTCGGTGGTGCGAGTGGCGACGGTGCGGGTGGTGTCGGCGATCTGAGCGAATGGCTGCCCGAGAACGCCCAACCGCAACAGCGAAGTGCTCCTCGCAAGAAGGGGGCGAAGAAGGGAGGAAGGAAAAAGCGGTGACTAAGATAGCCTTATGCAACCTCTCGCATTCATTCTGGCGGCAGGCATCGCCGTGTGGCTGGTGGTCTATCTGTTTGTCACGGATGGTTCGGCGATCTCGGCGACGATCATGGCGTGTGCAGCGATGTTCGCTGTGCTGATGCTGAAGATTCGCGAGCGCGAAGGGATGGTGCAGCGGTTTGACCCGGTGCGGCAGTCGAGCATCACGCCCCGCAGCGGTGAGCCGGTTAACTATGAGACGTCGGCGACCGAGGCCGGCACCCCGATCCAGCCGCAGCCAAGTACGGCCTACACCGAACCCTTCACGCTGCCTACAGCCTCCAACCCGTTCATGAACGTCCTTCCGCCCACCGGGGGCGAATACGGCAACCATCCACCGGCGGCGCCGGCCTTCAACCGGAAGGTTGAGAAGCGGATCAACGACGCGGTAATCCAGAGTGTGGCGGGGACGGGAATGCTGAGCGACGACGAAACCACCAAGGACGATGCGACCCGTTCGCGGCTCTACGCCGATCTGGGAGGCGAGATCGATCTGGCGGATTCGCTGCGGGTGTTCAACGCCACACCTGCCACCACAATGCCGAACGACCAGACTGGCTTTGCTGAATTTTGCTACAGCGATGTGGGTGCTTGCACGCGGGGTGGCGAACTCTTTTGTGTCCCGACGCCCAAGGTGCGGCCTGGGGATGCCCCGGTTAAGCCCAAGGGGGCTGAGGGTCCGTACAGAACCAGCGGACAAGAAGTGCTGATTGATCCGCACGCTCCGCACTCGGCAGAGGCCCATCGGGGGCTGGCGTTTGCGACCACTCAGGCACGGGCGATGAGTCGGTGACCAATATCTTCTCCCGAATTAGCAATGGCTTCCTTCCTTAACAACAACGCCCGTCTTGGCGCCGACACCTCGGTGATGAAGCTGGACGACTATGCCAACATGCAGTCGGCCAACTACATGCTCACGCCGTTCAAGCAGGCGGTGGCGGGTGCTGCGAACGAGCTGTCGTTGGCCGAGTCGCAGGTGGTCCGGGGGTGGGGTGGCCACGGCGGCGATGTGGATGTGTGGTCCATGCTCACGGTGGACAAGACCCAGGCCCGGGATGGCGACAAGCGGGCGCACCAGCCCCGGCTCTTTGCCACCACTCCAGCACTCAAGGCCGGTCGGTACAACGCCGACGCTGCCAGCGACCTGATGCAGGCTCCGCACACCCGGATCTCGCGGGCCGGCGGTGACATTACCGAGGCGCAGTTCCGCGAGCTCGGGCTGATGACGCCGGCCGACTCGGCACGGCTGGCGGGTCTGGCCAACGCGGTCGACGTTCACGGATCGTTTGGGCGGATCGGCGAGTCCACTCGGGGATCGTACCAGTAGATCCTGGTCACACTGAACTCGCTGTGCGTTTCCCTGTGGGTCGTTGTTATACCTTACGAGGGGGATGTAGGGGGCGTTTGAGATGGGTTCTGGGGGTGGAGACACCGAAAAAAGCCCCCTACTGGCTTTTTGTGGGCCAACAACAGACACCACCTTATGTCCTACGGCGGAGTTGACAACCCCAACAGCGGCTGGGTCAGCGGATTGCAGCAGCTGCCGAGCGCAGCGCAGCGGTTTCCCAACGGCGGTGTCAGCGGCTGGTACCAGCATCACTCACCCATTTCCCTCTCGCAGAGTTTTGCAGAGCAAGAGCAGAACCGACAGCGGTGTCTGGCGGTGTACGAGCAACAGCAGCAGCGGCAGCGACAAGGATTTACCGACGATGTGTCGGCGTGGAGTGCGATCAGTTCGGTTCGGGCCTACAGCGGACACGCGGCGAGCGAGGCGATCCGGAAGCAGGGGCTGGAGCAGCACGTGCCGGCGGTAATGCGGCCAACGGTGCTGATGGAGCACGCCGACGCCGAAGCGCAGCACATTGCAGTGCAGGCGGCCGCCATTGCCGGCAAGCGTCCGTGGTGAAAATAGTTGAACGAAAACTAATCCGCAAGAAGGTTAGCATAACCCAGAATGGCAATGCTTCAGGGCCGCAAGAAGGGAGACACCGAGGATCTCTCGCAGTACACCGAGCGCATGTGGCAGTTTGCCTCCTACATGCACGCACGCCCCACCGATCTTGCTGTGGATGCCACCGGCAGCCGCGGTGTTGGGGTCGGCACCAGCCGACCCTTTTCAACTCAGGGACTCTTGCCCGTCGACATTGAGTCGTCGCTCCGCAGCCTCGAGGTCCCTCTAGGCAAGTATGGGCACCAGGCCCAGACCGTCCTCAACACCCGGATGGTTCCGGTGAGCTCGGACGAACGGGTCAACCTCGAGCCCATGGCCGCCCGGCTCGAGTTTCCAGCCCGCGATGTCCGCAATCCGTTGGTGGGCCTACCGCCCGGACCGCCGGTGCGGGATGACATGCCAATCCACCCAACCATCCACCAAGTCGGCACCCCCTCTCGCAATCTTCTGCGGGACACTTTTGGATCGCTGTGATCGGCGAGCCATCATCCGACATTGTGTAGCAAGAGAATAGCAATGACTCTCGCCGACAAGATCCGTGCCGCAGTCGGCTCGGCAAAGGCACTGGTTGCCGAGCCCGAAACTGTCGAGGTGCCTGATCACGCTGTTGCGGCGGCCCACGCTAACCGCTACGCCCACCACGGCGGTGGCCAGCCTGCCCCGGTTGTTTCCCACCCTCTGGAGGCCTACAATGTCGCCGCTCCCAACTACCCCGTCGCCACTCCGGCCACGCCCGACAACAGCCTCCACTACTACAACACCGACAAGCAGGCCACCGACAACTACTGGTCCGCCGTTCGCTACGCCAACCAGGCTCAGCAACGGCCCGGTGTCTTCACCTCGCTCACTGGGCAGCAGGTCACCGCCTCCGAACTGGAGCACAATAATATGCAGCCGTTCTTCGGCGCCAAGGTGACCCAGTCGGTTCCTGACCAGGCTGTGGAAGCCCGGCTTGACCACATGACCGGCGCCGGCAGCCAGCACATCCACCACCGTGGCAGCGCCCCGCTTTTCGAGCCCGCTCCCAACCACGGTACTCCGTACGGAATGCAGTGTCACACCGACTTTTTGCAGTGCCGCCAGGTGCCATCGCAGCGCATCGCCAACGCCAAGCCGTTTGAGGAGCAGCGGGTGGCTCCGGGTCTAGGACTCGGCGGCAGCACCAACGAGGGAGCTGGTGGTTACAACGCCGGCGTCGGTGCCCGCGAGAGCTGGCTCCCATACACCGTCGATCAGCTGCGGGCCCCCAACAAGCCCAAGGTGTCGTATCCGGGCCAAATTCTAGGCGGCAAGTCGGGTTACGGTGTCCGGGCTGAGATCGGCGCGCAGCACCAAAAGGGTCCAGACCGCACGATGGCGCTCGGTGAAGGGCTGATGCCGGTGGCCGGTAGCGCTTGGGGTGAGGCGATCACTGCCCGCGAAGAGTATGGCACGCCGCATTCGGACCGTGGCCTGGGGGCTGCCCCACAGCCCGGCCCTGCCGGATCCACCGTTCCTCTTGCAGAGCGCCGGGACCAGACGCCCAACCCAGTACATCGCGTGGGCGCTGTCGATATGGGCGGCCGCATGCAGGGTCCGGCCCAGCAGTACGGTGCGCCGGGGTATGTGCAACGTTACGACGACCAAGCGTTGCCGACGGCTCGTGGCAGCAGTCTAGGCAGCAGCTTCTACGGCGCTGCAATGGGTCTGGCGCGAGAGGTGATTATGCCGGTTCTCGGCACCTTCAAGCTCCAGAAGAAGGAGGGCGCTATCGGGGCATCGCAACTCATTGCGCCGACGGGTCCCGAGGGGATCTATCAGCGCTACGGCGACAAGCCCAAGGCCACCCTGCGGGAGACGACTCTCACGAGTGAGGTGGGTCCGGCCTCGGGCACTGTACTCGGTGCGTTGGGCTGGGGTATCGGCAGCGACTACGGCACTCCCAGGAAGCAGGAGGTGTCAACTCCGCCGCTGATTGGCGCTGGCAGTCATGCGAGCATGGTGTCGCGCGAGGCAACCCAAAATGCCTATGTGCCGAGCCATCGTTCCGATCTCCAGGTGAGTTACACCACGGGCGGCGGACTGGCGATGCCGAGCGACAACCAGGGCGAAACCCGGCTGCGCAACACTCCAGGGGTTCAGAATTACCTTGGCGGCATGGCGCCGGTGATAGCGGCCAACGCCGACACCCGCCAAGTGGGCCAGTTGACACACACCAAATCAACGTTTGGTGGTGCCGGCGCTGATGCTTCCAGCTACGCCGACATCCTTAGCCAGCTGGACTCGAATCCGTACATCCCGGGCGGTAACTAAGTTAGTTACAAGCAATGCAGAGTTAACAGCCTCGGCCATCCATGTTGGTTTGGAATGAAGCGACAGCCAAGGCGCTGCTGACCATGGGGAAACTATTTCCGCACCTTATGTTCGTGGGTCGGCACGAACATACGCTCAACACTGCGCTCAGGGACTTTTTGAAACAAATAGGACGGTCATTTTCAGATGACGATGTGATGGTGCAAGAGTGCGAGGCAAATGGGGGAATTGCGACGGTCCGGGATGCGTTGCGGCCATTCACCCGAGGCCCCCGACACCCTCGTCCGGCTTTAGTGGTGCTGTATCGTTTTGATCGTCTGAGTCCCGATGCTCAGTTTGCTCTGCGGCGGACGATGGAGATTGATCAGGACAAGTGCCGGTGTTTGGCGATGTCGACCTCTACGTCGTCGATTATCCAGCCGCTGCACTCACGGTTTGTGCCCATTAGTTGCGACTCGCAGGATACCCAGCAGAAGCTGTTTTCGGTGAAGCACCTGAGTTCTGCAAGAGGAGGAATGGAATTAGAAATGTTGCGCAATCTGGGGCCGACAAAGGCTGTGTCGCTGACCCGGCAGCAGGGCGTTACAGTGATTGGGGTGTTGGAGTGGATGGAGGAGGAAGCCGAGGCGGGACGGCTGGGGTGGCGTGTGGTGGTGTCGGCCATGGCGGCAGCGACAGAGGCCCAAGACGAGGCTGTGGGGTTGCTGCTGATTGGCAATGAGTTGCGCCGGGCCACCACTGACGCCGCCGACGCGGTCAAGTCCTGAGTTGGGCTATGTCCTGGGGTTCTAGAACCCCATGGCGTTGGAACAAAGCGCAAGTGTTGGCGGCAACGATCTGCTCAGCGATTTCCGCCACGCACAGGATGAGTTCACATTACAGCTGATTGATGCGGTTGCGCCGCCTATTTTGCAGGGGGTGTGCTCTATCGTGGACGAGGCCGTCAAGCTCTGCGAAGAAAAGGGCGAACCCGAAAAGTACCTCAAGACGTTCCAAAACATGCTGGCCCGGATTCCGGGGTGGAACGCCACGCTGATTGCGCGAGAGGTGGACCGAATTACCGAGGCCGCCCAGATTGGCTATCTGCCCGATCTGGTGACAGCGGTCCACATTATCCACCTCCGGATCCTCTCTTCGGTGCGGGTCGGGCACAAGCCCAAGCGGATCGAGATTGATCCTCCCGATTTCGATCAGTTCATTCATCGGGTTTACTGTGAAACCGGACGCAAGATGTGGACCTACGCCTATCTTTTTCGGCGGGATGTGGCGGATCTAGACCATCAGCAAAACATGCACGAATGTGAGAAGATCGTTCGGGAATGCGTGCTGACGGCGGTGCGGGCATCGTTGCCGGTGGAGACCATCCTGCGGGCCTATATTGACGAGGCCGAGGAGATACGGTTGGCGGCGTTGGAGGAAGCCAAGGCGCAGCAGGAACAGGGCGACGGCGAAGAGAGCGAAGAAGGCAAGAACAGCAAGAAGGGAGGGAAGAGGGTGAATGCGGATGTGGAGTCGGAGGTGAAGCGGATCAAGGCGACGGCGTTGCCGGGGGTTGAGCCAGAGAACGACGATGATGTTGACGATGATGCTAGCAACGATGACGGCGACGATGCGGATGGCGGCGGCGGGGGCGGCCCTGGGGACGCGGGGGATGACGTCACCGATGACGTCACGAACAGCGCCGCTAGGTCGCTTTCGGTAGGTTTTGCCGAGAAGAACGAGGTGCTCGACATGGGTACCAACCGACGCAACGAGATCAAAATGCAACCGGTACCGCCGTCGCCGATTCCGCCTGCCGGTCCTGCGCTCGAGGTAATCACCACCAACGACCTGCTGTCAACTCAGCCCAAGGGTCCGTCAACTCAGCTCCGCCCCCTCGGCAGCAGCCCCGCACCATCCCCGCGCCCCACTCTTGCACTCAATGGCGGCGGCAACGGCGGTAGCGGCGGCCTAAGCGATGTCACTGCATCGCTGGCCACCCTTGGCAACACCAACCGCCCCACGCTCCACCTCGACACTTCGCCCTTCTGAGCACGTCAACTCACCCACAAACCTGTCATCACCTATACTAGCGCAAACCAATGGAAGATCTCTTGGTGTTCGGTCTGGTAACTGGAATGCTGTTTGTTGCTATCTTTCTGATCGGCAAGAGACTGACCAGCGATTCAGAAAACAAGCCGCGGGTCGCCATGTTCGGCCTCCGAGGGCGCCAGCTGATGGGCACGGCGGTGGTCGCCGGACTCTCCAGCATCGCCGCCCACCTCTTACTCAAGGCCAAGACTCGCCCCGACGCCACCATCTTCGTTCAGGATCCCCCATTCTAGCAATCGCAGTACCCCACACTACACTTCATCTTCGGATAGGCCGCCACCAGCTCGCTCTTGCTCAGCGTCCCTTCGAACAGGCAAGCCACAATGATGCAACCGAAACGCTGTGTTTGTGCAGCGTGGGCGAAGTGATCGCACAAACCGTACCGCGCTTGGCCCCTGTCACAACTCCCCATCGCCTCGATCGCTTGGTCCACCGCATCGCTCTTCAGCTCGAACTCTCGCACATCGAACTTCGGGTCGTTGTCTCCGTAGGTGTCCCAGTCTGCAACAATGCACGTCCACATGTTGCGCAGGTGCAGTAGTGCATTGCTTTCGTCCGACAACAACAACTCAATTTACACCTTGACGTAGTACTCGGGCTTGATCGTATCCAGGTCCATCAGCGTGTCCACGTTCCCTAACAGCTTCTTGGCCTTCTTGGGATGCAGCCTGAAGTTGCCGAACCACGGATCCTCCAGCACCTCGGCGGGCACGTGCCGGGTCACCTTCCGGGCAATCATCCGGTACAGCTTGAATCCGGGGTAGCGTTCTTCGCCGGTCCGCTTGTAGAGCATGTTCCGGCCTTGGTCGTCTTCGCACCACCGCGCAATCATCGCCGCCATCCCAGAGCCTGGTGTCTCGTCCGGATCATCGCCGTAGTCGCCTTCGGCATCAAAGTAATCATACAACCCACAAGCCAACCGGCACAGATCGAAAGAGGGGTGGGGGGAGCAGGGTGGTTGGGATGGGTCGTGCAGCCGATCCCAGTTGTACTGGTTCGCCGCATCGTTGTCGGGGTCAAAACAGTCATTGAGAAAGGTGAGTCCGCCGAAACGGTAGGTGGCCCGGCCAAAGTCGATGATCTTGAAAATGCGGCCGTAGGTGGGCACCTTGTAGACCTTGCCTCGGTGGCGGTACACCAGGTGCTGCACATGGGTCGGGATCGCCATGATGTTGAGGGTATGCAGGTCGTTGTGCACAAAGTCGTAGGCTGTGTTGTAGGCGTGCAGCGTAGCGATGGTCTGGAAGAGACACGACCGCCACTCGGCCTCGCCAAAGTCAACCTCGGGATCGTCGAGCAAGTCTTGCAAGGTGCACTCGAGCCGCTCTTGCACAATCGCGGCGCAGGCAATCTTGGGAATGGTGCACCACACGGGGTGGTCTTCGGTGCCGCTACCGGCGTCCGACTCCGAATCGTAGTCGGTGTCCGAACACTCGGAGCCTCCCTCGGCACCGCTGCCCTGGCTGTCGTCGGCGTCCGAGTCGCTGCTGCTTTCCGAACTACTCCGCGCCTTCTTTCCCCCTCTTGCATCCCGCTTCTTCCGGAGCCGGAGGCGATGTTGGTGCGCAAGCTCGCCCGGATCGGTCACACTGGTTCGGTTGCTGTCGCCGTCTTCGTCTTCTTCGCTCTCCAGCGCAGTCTGAGTGCGGAGTTCATCGACGGCGTCGTAGGTCGGGAACTCGTAGGGTTCCAGCTCGTCTGCAAGAGGGGGTGGAGTGATGAAGGGGTGGGGATTGGGGTCGGCGGTGAGGTCTTCGATCTCGAAGATGGGTGCCGGGGAATCGCTGGAGCTTGCCGAGTTAACTCCATTTGGGTGAGTTGACAACGGTTGGATGGAAAGTAGGGGTTTGGATGCAGTGATACCCTCACCGTACTCCTCTCGCAACCGCTTATGCATGGCCAGAAAGGCATCCTTCATGGGTTCGGCATCCATCGTGAAGCGATCGTCCAGCCCGCCCATGAAGCTTTCGGATTCCCACAGTTCGTCTAGGTCGTCCCCGATGTTCACCTTGTGATCATGCCGGATGCCGCTGAAGAGGCCGTAGTATTTGAGGGCGTTGGTGATTTGGTAGTTGTGCTGGAGCCGGCTGCTGAGGTAGACGAAGAAGGCGTCGGAAAAAGCCCGGTTGTGGATATTGTTGGCACGGGTTTCGGCGAGTTCGGGGGCGATGGGATGGGTAGCGAGCGGCAGCAAGAGCGATTGGTGGACGGCCTCGTTGGCGTTAACTAGGTAGTCTAGGGTGTCGACCAACGGGCAAAACTTGACGTGCACCGGCACGGTTTGGATGACGGATCCGTCCTGTTCTATGCTTACGTCGATTTGGGCCGATCCTTCGTCAACAAAACGGACCACGTGGTGTGTTGGGGCGATGGTTACTGTGTTGCGGTTGTCGTTGTCTAGATTGAAGAAGCGTTCGTGGTGCGGAGCGTAGAGTTGAGCGTCGGAGAGGCGGAGGTGTTGTTCGGCGGATCCGAAGAGGTTGGCCCTCCAGGTGTCGGAGAGTTGCCTTGGGGCAAATTCAAGCATAGGTGCTGTTGATTGTTAGGGGCAAATGAGCTAGAGATTTCGACCGCATTCTGAGTGCATGCATCTTTGTTTGCGCTCGTTATTAACAATTAACAACGTATCCTCATACTAGATGTCAATCGAACTGAAACAGTTTGATATGCGGTGGATCAACTTCTTGCCGAACGAAAACAAGGGGCCGGTGATCGTGCTGATTGGCCGGCGGGACACCGGCAAATCGTTCCTGGTTAAGGATCTGTTGTATCATCATCAGGACATCCCGGTGGGCACCGTGATCTCGGGAACCGAAGCCGGCAATCACTTCTACGAGAACATGGTGCCGCCTCGGTTCATTCACGATGAGTACGACGTATCAATCATTCAGCAGCTTATGCTCCGGCAGCGTCAAGTTCTCGAAAAAATGCGCGACGAACAAAAGGCAACCGGACGGCCGTCTAGCTTTGATCCCCGGGCCTTCCTGATCATGGACGATTGTCTGTACGATGACTCATGGGCCCGCGACAAGCTGGTCCGCATGATGTTCATGAACGGTCGTCACTGGAAGCTGATGGTGGTCATCACCATGCAGTACCCGCTTGGTATTCCGCCCAACCTTCGGACCAACGTTGACTACATTTTCATTCTGCGTGAAAACTACGTCAGCAACAAGCGACGGATCTACGAAAACTACGCCGGCATGTTCCCCACGTTTGATTCGTTCGTTCAGGTGATGGACCAGTGCACCGAAAACTACGAGTGTTTGGTCATCAACAACAATGTCAAGTCGAACAAGCTCACCGATCAGGTGTTTTGGTACAAGGCTGAGCCCCACGCCGATTACCGGCTCGGTAGCCGGGATTACTGGGAGGTGGGCAGTCTGCCCGAGGCCGATAAGGAGGATGATCTTAGCGAACTCGGTGGGCGGACCGCAACAAAGCCGAAGATTTCTGTGCGCAAATCCACCTGGTAGGGGGTGACTCGCTGCGCTCGCTCCCCCTACAAGCCAACCATCAGACCGACAACATTGCAAGAGGAGATCAAGCGAAATAATGAATAACAAAGGCAGTGATGCCTAAGCACACTGTGCGTTCACACAAGCGGACTGGACGTCGCCGCACTCGTTCAGCATAGAAGACCGGGGGTGCGCCAAGACTCGCACGCACACGCGGTTTGTTCGAAGAAATGCAAGAAAGATTATGGTTGATCAATAATGAAACAAAAAAGATTGAAGATAACCTTGATAAGTTTGGGAATGATTCAGAAACCACCAACGTTGTGGTTTCCGATGCAATCTCCGATGCAAAAGAGAATATTGTTGAGGTTGTGAAAGAACTCAAAGACGCATATGTTCAAGGCGAAATTGCAACTATGAGCGCAATCATGGTCGTCGGTGATGCACTGCGGTAGGTGCGTGTACTATACACCGTAACCTATTTCTACACAACTTCGGGCTTGTCGCCGTCGGCAATCCCAGCATCGGCTGCGAGCAGCGCTGCCACGTTCACCCGGCCCATCCCGTCCTTTGGCGCATCTCCCTTGGTCTGGCTGTCCTCGCCCGTTAGCTCCCCCTTGAGCCCCGAGTAGGTCTGAACGACCTCCTCCTGGAACATCGTGTTGGCACCCACCAGCTTCCCATCCTCCTCTAGGCGCTGCGTCAGCTTGTTACCCGTTGCCTCCGCCTTTTGCATGTTGGCCTCGATCGCCTTTTGCTTGGCCGCCGCCACCCGCTGCTCAAAGTGCTCCTTGGCCTCCTCCTCGTTCTTCAGCTTCTCGTGCATCAGGGTGTTGAGCTCCTGCTCGAGGTGCTCCACCTTGCCCGTCTTGTAGGCATCGGGATGGTACGGCAACCACTTGCCCACCTCGCCCACATAGATGCTGTGGTGCGGATCACGCTTCCGGAGCCATTCCGCCCGCTTCTGGGTCTCCTCCAGGCTCTCGAACGACCCCCGCACCTTGAGCCCCCGCACCGACGTCTGGAAGTCGTGCTTCTTGTTGAATTCCTGCTGGAGACTGGCTTCGTTCTGTTCAACAAAGGTCTTGTAGTGACCGGCGCACGAGGCACCCTCGAGCTTCTCCTTCTCGGATTCGCGGAACTCGGCCAGATCTGTTACCAGATCGTTGAAGGCAAGGTCGTACTTATAGGAAATGTACTGCACGAAGCGAATGTAGATGTCGGCGGTGCGCTCCCACTCGTACTGATCGATGAACTTCTCAAACTTGAACTCATCAAATTCCTTGATGATCTTCTCGGGCGAGACGAACGAGAGGCAACAGAACTTTTGGCCAGGAACAGGCTTGTCCTCATCGAGGAGATCGACCTGAACAGGCTCGGGGACACTCTTTGAATCGCCAGGCGTTGCCATTCGTTGTTGTTGTGGACAAATGTCTTCTAACTGCCTAACGCATCGGGGGTGACTCGCTGCGCTCGCTCCCCCGAACCCCCATGCCCCCGCCTAATCCCGACCCCCTCGCTCGCTCCCCCGAACCCCCATGCCCCCGCCTGATCCCGACCCCCTCACTCGCTCCCCCGAACCCCCATAGCCTCCTACGAATTTTTCTGCGCTTTCTTCAAGATGATCTCGATTGCTGAAGTCCTTGGGCGTGCTGCCAAGTACCTCGTCGAGGGTATTGTTGTTGCCATTGCTGCGTTCGTGATCCCGGCCAAGTCGATGCGCATCGATGAGGTCGCCCTCATCGCGCTCACGGCTGCCGCGACCTTCGCTGTGCTCGACGTGTACTCGCCGGGCGGCTACGGTGATGCTGCGCGCACTGCCGCCGGCTTCGGCATCGGCGCCAACCTGGTTGGTTTCCCGCGGTCGGCATGAGCAGGGGGCTGTGCCCCCTTGCAGACCCCCTCCGGTTCCCGGCAAGTTGACCAGTCGGCATAAGCAGGGGGCTGTCCCCCTGGTTGGTTGACCATCCAACAAGAACCTTCGCCTTAGGCCCTAGCATCCGGTTCTAGGCACTCTAGGGCGTCGGATAGAACGGCCACCCCAAATCGTTGCAAATCTTCTTCCACACCACGTCTTGTTCTGCTGTGCGCGCCGGATCCTTAAGCATGATGATATCCCCGAGGTACTGTCGTTCTCCGAGGATTTCAAACAGCTTGTACAGCACGTAGTAATAGTGCAAAAAGTTCACCCGATCTTCTGGGCAGTGGATGGCGTAGCGCTTCTCGACGATGCTGAAAAGGCTGAAGAGCTGTTGCTCTAGGCTGGGCGGGACAATCGGCGGTGACACCCCCAGCTTGTTCCAAATGAAGGCAATGTGCTCGTAGTATCCGTTGAACCCCAGCTTTTTGAGCAAATCCTTTCGCTCCACCACGGTGAGCTCGGTCGCCCTACGCCGTTCCTTCTTGAGCTGGGCCCGGATACGGACATACACCTCGTCCGGGATGTTGGTAGATTCCTTGCCTTGGAACTGTGCGACAATTTCCCGAAAGTGATTGATCCGTTGGTACGAGTAAAAGGTGACTTCCTTGGGCGGCTCCTTGTATGTGAGCTTGTCGTTTTCGGACATGAATGGCTTGGAGAGCCCGCACGCCCGACACGTGCGCATGCCCTCGGCCTCCACAGGCACCATCTCGCCTCCGCACTGACACCGGAACTCACGGCTGACCGACATGTTTGCCATGATGTCCTCGACCTCGGTGGTGGCCCGGTAGCGTTCTGCGGCGCCTTCGTTCTGCACCGTGCCGTGCCTACGCCCAAAAAAGAAAGCATCGATCTTGGCCGTGTTTTCTGTAGCGGGTTGGGTGCTCTCCTTTTGCCGTTGTTCGAAATACTCAAACAGCTCGTGAGAGTTGTCGAGGTAGTATTGTTCGCGGGCCCTGCGGGCCTGGCGGATTTGACGTTCCAGTTGGGCGATTCGCTGAATTACCGAGGCGGGGGTTGGCCCGGCTGCCGCCGCCGCCGCCGAGGCTGCAAGAGGGGAGGGAGTAGGGGTGGTTGGCTGGGGTTGGTCCAGTTGGGCCTTCAGTTCCTTAAGTTCGCTCTGCCATTCGTCAATGTTTTGTTCATCTTGTTCGATGGACGCGAGCTTGTCCTGATGTTTTCGATCGAGCGTGCGGCGGCTCGGTCTAGGCTGAGGAATGGTGCGGGTAGCACGCTGCCTCCACATAACGGAGGTCTGTGCAATTGCTTTAGGTTAGTTTTGGAAGTGGAGGGGGGGGGCTGGAATATTTTCTGTGCAAGGGTTAAGATGGGAGGAGGATTGATGCAGTTTGTGGCCTATGGCCCACAGGACGTCTACCTCACTGGGAACCCGGAGATCACCTTCTGGAAGGTGACTTACCGGCGCCACACCAACTTCGCCGTGGAGTCGATTGAGCAGACGTTCAACGGCCAGGCCGACTTCGGTCGCCGGGTCCAGTGCGTGATCTCGCGGAACGGTGACCTCGCCTACCGGGCGTACCTCCAGGTCACGCTCCCGATGGTCGACTGCTCCATCTCGGGCACGCTCTCGGGTGGCACCGACGGCATCGATACCGACGACCTGGCGACCGCCCGGTGGCTCAACTACCCAGGTGAGCAGCTCATCTCGCAGGTCGAGGTCGAGATCGGTGGCCAGCGCATTGATCGCCAGTATGGTGACTCGATGCACATCTGGAACCAGCTGACGCTCTCGGACGCCAAGCGCCGTGGCTACGACAAGATGGTGGGTCAGACCACCCAGCTCACCTTCCTGGCCAATGGCCGCCGGAAGGACGCCCCGGACACCCCGTGCTCGGCCGGCACCGTGTCGCCGCAGGAGTGCGAGATCCGCAACGCGCTTCCGCAGACCACCCTCTACGTGCCGCTCCAGTTCTGGTTCTGCAACAATCCGGGTCTCGCGATCCCGCTCATTGCGCTCCAGTACCACGAGGTCAAGATCAATCTCGAGTTCAACCTGCTCGAGCAGTGCCTGTGGGCTGTCAAGGCCAACGGCACCACTGGTCAGCCCAAGTGGCCGGGGGGCACGACCGCCACCAACATGCAGCAGACCTACTTCTACAACACCCTCTCGCTCGTGTCGGCCTCGATCTACGTCGACTACGTGTTCCTCGACACCGACGAGCGTCGCAAGATGGCTCAGTCGCCGCACGAGTACCTCATCACTCAGCTCCAGTTCACTGGGGA